AGTTCAAAATATCCTGGGTTAACATCTGGATCAAACGCCCATTTTACGGAAGTCCAGGTATTCGGCTGGATTAATTGCGGCGCGGCGCTGACAAAACGGGTCGGCCTTAATTCACGCCAGGCATACAATTCGTCAAAATTGGCGTTTAATTTTTCGGCGGCCTCGGCGGCAGTGTCGCCCTTATTCAGCGTTACCATCATGCCCAGGTCGCCGAATCATTCCACGCGCCCGAATCATTCCAGACGCCGGATTCCAATAGCCAAGGCGCGCCGACTTCCCGCACGACTGTATGCGGCGCGACCGCGACAGGTAAATTAGCGGGGCGGCCTGGAACACCGTTCACGTCAATACTGACACCGTGCAACGTTGACCCCTGCAAGGCGGCCGGAATTACGCACGCCATTCGATAATTGCCGTTCGCGTAGCAGTATACCGTATCACCGCGCACCGACATTTTCAGCTCCAGCGGATCGCCCTCGGCGTGTTCACCCGCGCCAATCGCGCCGAATGCGTGTATTGTTATATCGCTCGGTTGTCGGCCCAACAACCACACGACATAAACGCCGCCGAATAATAGTTGCTCGTAGTAGAAGCACAGCCCGAACGCGGCCACATCAGGATTTATACAAACAATCGGCCCACAGTTGCCCTGCGTTGAATAATTACCTGGCCATAATACCGAAACGTCAACATCGACTGCGCCCGTATCTTCATAAAACGCACACCGGCCCCCTGGGTTATCCGGCTGTGCAATCGCGCCCTGGTCGGGGTTTGTATTTGTATAAAACCCGTCAACAATGCCGCCCACGTCCCAATAATTCGACTGACCTGGCAAGGTGTGCGCGGATCGTAAGCGGTTGGAAACTATACGCTTTCCGGCGTACCTGACCCGCGAGCCGCCAAACGTTTTACAGCTTAACACGGTAATTCGTCTCGCCCACGGCGCCCAGGAATACACTGCCGGCGAACGCCGAAAGCGCAACTGTGACCGCTGCCGTTCCTGCGCTTTTATGTGTTGCGGCACCGTAGTATCCGAAAGAAAAATCGGTCGGTAGCGTCGTCGTAATTTCCGCTTCTTCCACCCCGTTAATATAAAAATTCGCTACGCCGGCGGCATATGTTACGGACAACGCCTGGGCCGGATTAACGCCCGCCACTGCGGAAGCAACGCCGGTATCTATAACCGTAGTGGTGCCGCTTTGGTTACGTGTTACTGCCTCAATGTTAGCGCCAGCGCGAATGCGGAAATATACTCCAGCAGGATTGGGGTAGGTAATCGCTGCACCCGTCATGCCGAGAAAACCGAAATAGCAATTTATATTATTGCCGACGTTTAGCGCGGCGGCAGTGTAAAAGGATGTATTAACTTTAAATTTCGACAACGGCGAATAAAAAAGCACCGGCCCATAAATGGAATAAATGGCGGAAACGTCGTCAATGGCCGCAACGGACATCCCCAGTTCGCCCGCGTTAAATGCGGTAACTTTCCTTTGACTCAGCGCCCCCGTTCCGACGATAGCAATTTCAAAAGGTTCCTGGCCGAGTAGCTTGCCGTGATCCGCGATAGTAAACGACGCTGCTTGCGACATACCCGCAAATTTTGTGTACCAATTTACTGGTATAGCGTCATAGTCGCGCATGATGTGAACAGGATGCGGCATTAAATGCTGTTGGGTCGCGCCGACCGCTAGCCCGTTTTGAATGATTACGGTTTTTTCACCACCTTCTATCACCTCGGCGGCCGGCAATTCGTCCGCGTCCTCGGTTGTTAGTCGCTCATCGTCACCGACGCAACTGGTCGTTGACGTTGTGCCGTAAACGGTTTCTAGCATCGGAACATTAGCGGTAATATCTATTATCTGGTCGGCGGCAACCCAAACGACCGGCAACCCGTTATTGCTGGATTTCTCAATAGCGGTGCGGTTTATTGTATTTGTCGCCTCGACCCATATTCCGATAGCGTTTTCGTATCCGCGCCGCTCGCCGGCGTAGCGACGCCAATAAGCGACTATTTGACCGTCCGCCAAATCCTCGCGCGGGTCGCCCGCCTTGCCAGTATCGCCAGATATAACGGGGTCGGCGGTGCCGGTCGTATTGCTGTAACCCGCACAATTTAGTACAAATTCCGGCATTTATTTAACCCAAAAAAAAGCCCCTGGCGGGGCATAAAAGCCCGCCGGCGCAATTGGCGCAAGGCGGACACGGGAAAAAACAAACCCGCATTACGCGGGTTATTTGTGGGGGCAATTTTTGATATTGCACTTTTATCAGTTTTTTCGGCCCCGCACAAGTTTTTTTTGCGGCGCTTTAATCGGCCGGACGCTCGCTATCCAGTTTCGCCCGCATCCAGGCCGAAAGCGTTAACCCGCGCGCGGCGGCGGCCGCCTGGTATTCCGACTTGCGACGCCGACCTACCCTGATCTGTATAAAAACGCCGGCGCGGTTTTCTTCCGCCTTTTTTGGCCGCCCGACGCTTTTCACGTTCGCCCCCTTTTTGCTAGGCTTTTTAAAACAACGTCATCGTAAGCGTCGCCGCTCAAACCGAAAACCTCGCCGCTTAGTTGCTCGGCTATCGTTACCACTTGCTCGCGCGACAGTTCCGTTTTTAAATAACAATGGCACCCCGACAAATACCCGCCGCCGCTGCTCGCAATCACTATTCGTTTGTCGTGCAGCGCAACGAAACAGTGTTGACTCTCTGAATCGTCCAGCGCCCCGTTGCAAATGATTTGCCATAACGCATTATGAAACCCGCCGCTAAAACTGTCGCGGTGCGTTTGAAATATGCGGTTCAACTTGGCGATTTTGTCTGTATATGTATCATTAACTATTGTTTTCATTGCAATTTCTCCCGTTATGCCCCTTTCGGGGCGGTTAGTTGTGCTACCACCGCTTTGATCCTCAAGCCGTGATGCCCAATTGGTTACAGAATAGCATTAACTGCGTTTTTGTCACTACATTTATTATGTTTCTGTTATGATGTTTTGTTATATCTAATTGCGCTTTCCATTCCGCAGGATAGGCCGGCATAAACCATTTTGACCCCAGGACACAAACCGGCGATTTGTGTTCTTGACTCCAGTAAACAACTAGGCTACTTGCGTTTAAGGTGTTTCCAGCCACCTTAAAATGTCAGAAAACGACTGTTTAAGTAGGCTGGAGCCACCACACAAGCCATTTTTGAGCCTGAATTCATTGTTTAAGGTGTTTCCAGCCACCTTAAAATGTCAAAAAAAGGTGGGACAGGAATATTCCAGAATTGAAATATTTTTGTCTAGCTGGGTTGCATCGGGCTTGCCCGCTAAACTGCACAAACTCGCCACCGTGTCAACCTAAGAAGCGCGGGCGGCTGCGAGTAACCAAGATCGGAGCGCGGACGATTATCACACCGGAAGATGAAGCCGCATGGCTGGCACTGGGACAAGTCCAGGCCGAAAACGCCGCCTAACTCACACCCAAAAAAAAGCCGCGCGGCGCGAGCTACTTTGTCAAAGGAATATAAGAAAGCCGCCGGCGCGAACTATTCCATACACTCTATTATCCACTCTATCGCCAATTCGGCCGCCTCAATCCGTTTACGCACTTCGCGCTCGCTAATCGCGCCTTTGAATATTAGCCGCGCTATTTCAGTCGAGCGACGCCGGTTTATGTACGTTTCTTTTATCAATTCCGCTTGGTCGGGGCATCGCCGTTGCAAAATGCCGACCGCTTTATCTACGCGCTCGGCGGCCGAATCGGTAATAAACAGCGGCGAACCGGTGCGCGGCATCATGCCGGCAAACGCGGCGTGCGTCGGATAGCCGCGAACCGCTCCTGTATTTCGCTGTTCCCACACCGCCCATTGTTTCAGTTGCAGTTGCGTTGCCAGTCTATATACGCTTTCCATGCACTAACCCCCGCCGTTGTTGAGTTTCTGTAATGTTTTTATTCTGTTTTTGTATTCGCGCTGGATTGCCTCCAGGTCGTGCAGTCTGTACTGTTTTCGGCCCGCCGGTTTTTCTAGTCGCCGGACGCGCGCCGCGCCGATCCTTTTCACCAGGTTAGCCCGATAGGTTATTGTGTCGCCAGCAAACTTGTTGCAATTGCTGCACCCGCGATGAACATTATCATCACAAAACCGCTTTTCTGGAAACGCCCCGACGGGTTGATAGTGGCACGCTTGCCATTGCGTCGCCGCCGCTGACCCGCAATAAATGCACGGGTTCCCCGCGTCCGCGTCGCGCAATCTTATCCACTGGTTATAAATTCGCTGCGTTATGGCCAGGTGATAACCTAGCGTTTTTGGTCGATCCTTTGGCGGCCGGCGCTCGCGCGTCCGATTCCTGATTATTGCACACTGGATACTACAAACGATTTGCGTTGTCCTGGTCGGCAAAAACTCGCGCGCGCACACCTTGCACCGCTTTGGTTTTTGCTGTTTCGGCCTGATTTCGCTTGTCAACCCTTACCTCTCCCATGCGCGCTTTGCCACGCTACGCGGTCGTCGCTCGGCCATTCAATCGCGATTCCAAACGTTTGTGCAATGTGCCGGCTTAAAACGTGATAAATCGCTGTAATGTCGCGGGTATTTAAATCGGCGGTGCTTTCGATATCTGTCATTATTTTTTGAATCGGTCGCCATAAATACGCCTTTACACTTTGCGGCGTCCAGTCTAGTAAAACTTCTTCTGCTAAAACCGCGCGCATATCCAGGCCGGCCGCATTAAATGCGTCCGCCAATTCGGTAAAATATAAGTGTAGCGCCTTGTTTTGTTGTTTTGTTCGTTTTGTTCGTTTTTTCGTTTGTACCATTTTATATATTCTCGTTTTTTTTATCTTTTTCGCGCTTCCACTCGTCGCGCATCCCGTCCCGCAACTTGTCGGCCGCCGCCTTGCCGCGCTTGCTTGCGATCCGCAATAGCAGTTCGTCAACCGCCGCCTTTTTGCCGCGCGTAACACTTAGCCAATACTTGCACTCGGCAGTGTGCCGGCGCCGTTCGTCGTCGTCTGTCAGCGATGCCAGCGCGTCGCCTCCCACGGATACCGGCGACCGTGCCGCCTCATAGCCGGATTTTGCAAAAACACCGCGAGCGCGCCGAGTCCGCACAAAAAAGCGGCGGCGGTCGCTATGTTCGCCTCACGCCTCGCCAGCGGTTCCGGTTCATCCGCCACTAATGACGCATAACAGTAACCCGCCGCAATGTAACCGGCGACGAACCAGGCAACAAACCAGGCGAAAACCGATAAACTCATAACTGTACACTCTTGTCAGTTGGTAGAATCTGCATTACCCCTCCTCTTCGCTCGGAAGCGTTGCCGCCGCTGCCTCTACGGCAGTTGCGATTATATTCAAATCGTCCGCCATGCGGGCGTGAATCCTATTCAGTTCGCGAATTTCGTCCGTTAGCGACTCCAGTAACTTCCCAAAATATGCGCTTTTTTCTATTTCAAACGGTAAACACTCTTTCATATTACGCCCGCCCTGGTAATGCCTATCTGTTCGTCGGTTAACGTCCGCCAGCGCACCCGCGCGGCGCGAATGACCGGAACCGTGTAGCTGACCGATTCCTTTTTTTTGTGCTTTATCAACAATCCGTCCGCCGCCATACTGTTCAGTAAATCCAACGCCTCGGCGGGTTGCAAGCCCGTTACCCTGGCCGCCGTTGTTTTTGTGATCGGTTCGCGCGCCAGGTATTCCGGCGACGTTAAAACCGCCGCGATTTGCGATTGCTCGCTCATCACCCTTGCCCCTTCAGTGCAGTCCACAGTCGCTCCACGGTTTTGTTGTGTGCGTCAATGCAATCGCTGCCACAATAACCATCCCATTGCGGCGTATTTGGCACTATTTCGATATCGGCCGGCAGTCGCCGCCCGCAGTTCGCGCAACGGGTATCGTCCCACGGTGTAAAATGTTCATCATAATCGTCGCGCGCCATTTGTTTTTTACCCCCGCCGACCGTCATATGACGTTAAACATATTTATTTGATTTGTGTCTATTTTTTTTGTTTTTATGCCGTCGCTGTATTCATCCCATGATACCGATCTAAATATCGCTTTATGGTTTACCCAGCGCGCAAATTTACGCTGATATGCGTCGCCGCGATCATATGGCATTACAAACGGATCGCAACCGTAATCCCGCAGCGTTAACACTCGGTGCAAATCTTCGGCCGGCGATGACGAATAGCCTATTAATATATAAAATGCCATTCTGTACGGTTTTATGCCGGCATTGATTGCTGTTTCTATGCCCTTGTGTATTAATTTTTCGTGCCTCACGTCATCCCAGGCAAAGTGTATTTGCTGTTTATTCCCGCTGCTATTCCGATACCTGACGCCCGCCAGCGCCTCGGCCTGTTCCGGCTTTAGATTTCTAATATTTATTCCCTGGCTAAAATTAACCCGCAAATTGTGCGCTTGTATTTCTAGCACCCGCTCCCGCCACTGCGGGTTTCCGAAAAAATCATTATCTAGCAACATAATAAAATCGCTGCTTCGTTGTTGCCATATTTCGCTTACGGTGCTGGTGGGTTTTGGCGCGCCCTCTTTATCCGGCACAACGCAAAAACTACACCGTAAACGGCACCCGCGCATTGTAAATCCTATGCTGTGCGGGTAGTGATATAGCGCATAATCCGGCGGCATTGATTCGATTTCGGGCGGCAGTGTTTTATGTATATCCCAACCCGTGCCGCCTATTTCCATTTTTTCGGGGTCTAATTTTGAGCCGTCAGAATATAAAAACGTTTTGCTAGCGTAGATTTTATCGTACTCATTTTTTAATATCGGGTTGTAATGCGAAACGGAATCGCCTCGCGTTTTGTGCCATGCGGATATTTTCATTAGTGCCAAATTAGGTATTACCCCGTCAACGTCATATACCCCTATTTGCATAATCAATTCGCCCAGGTATTGTCGTTTAAATCATCCGCCAAACTGGTGGCGCGGGTACTGTTTCCGGCGACCGGCCTCCGACTTTCTGTTTTCAGGTTAAACAGTCCGGCCCAACCGTTACGGATAGATTGCTCAATAACTAGCGCCTGGTCGCTTTCCGTCAGCGTTAGCAAAAAGCACATTTGTTTTGTAATCGTTGCCGGCGTCATTTTTACCCGTCGCTGTTTCCGGTATTCAATCCATTCCGCCCATGCCGCCGCATTTATCCCCAGCGGCAAAGCGGTAGCGGCCGCTTTTGGTTTGTTTGTTTTTTTCTCATCTAATCTAATCTTATCTAATCTAGCCGGAATTTTTCCGACACTTTCGGAATTTTTCGGAATTTTTCCGACACTTTCGGAATTTTTCCGAATTTTTCCGACACTTTCGGAATTTTTCGGAATTTTGTGGGCAGTATAGTTTTTAATGATTTCGCGTATTTGCGGGTTTTTGGCGTTACTGTCGTCCAGGCGCATCGCCAGTTTTAAACACGTTATGCGCCCGCCGTCGGATTGTTCAAATAATCCAATATTGACCATAAACCCCATAATTTCCTGCACCTTCATTTGATCTAAATTCCATTCCAGCGCGATAGTTTCCGCGTCGTGTTCTAGTTCAAACGTAATATTTTTCGTCGATACCCCGCCGGCGATTAGTTCCAGGCAATACCAGTACATACCATATCCGACAATGCCGTATTTATGCCGCACCCGCATTAGTTTCGCGTCCGCGTTTGCGGTGGCATCGTGTTTAAACCATCGCATTATTATTCGCCTCATATGGAAAATTGGCCGGCGTTAGTGGCGGCAAATCGGTTGCGTTTTTGTCGCGGCTTATCTGGTGGCGCGTCCTGAAAAAACCGCTATATTGCGGACAAGCATTCATAAACGCTCGCGCGTAAAAAGGAATGTGATTATTGTTAATTTTGAAATTCTTTTCGCAATCAACCCGCGCCTGGTCGGTTTCCCAGCGTATGCGCTGTATAACCGCATCCGCAGAATAACTAGTAAACCCCCTATCGGCAATTTGTCGCGTGAATCGACAAAACAACTCCCACACTTGCGGGTTTTCGTTATGGAAATTTAGCCACTCGTCGCGCATTTCATCATAGCGCGTTACGTCATCGCTTTTATAATCTAGTTCGTTTTGCATTTTTTGGTAGCCTCGCGTATGCGGTGTTTATCTGGTCGCGCAACCAGGCGCTAACGTTTTTCCCGTCGGCATATGCTACGGCAAACGCGCGCCGCTTTAATTCCGGCGTCGCGTCACACTGAACAACAACGCGCTGTTGTGGGTTTTTGGGGTTTTTTGCTGGCATTTTCTCCGCCCTTTTGTGTTGTGTCGCGAAACCCTATCACGTTTTTTTTAACATGGGAACCATGTTTTACATATTGACGGCGGCTATTTTATGATTTACCGTCATCAAACAAAACAACAAAACGGGAATAAAACAATGGATCACAAACGACACAACGACCGCGACCTATCGCCGACCGCGTGCGGTGTTCTATCGTTTTTCGTCGGCGTTGCAATGTGCGCTACAATTTTTCTAATGTTTCATTAAAGGATATTTAATGCTGCTCGAAATACCGCTAACGCTCGAAATCACATATTCAACCGACGATAATGACCGCGTAAATATACAACTGATTAGATTTCCCTGCGCCGCGCATAATCTAGTGCCTTGGTTGAACGCCGACGACCTCGCAAACGCCCATGTGTTGCTACAGGACGCGGTAGACGATGCCGCACTGGCAAAAGCCCAGGCAATAATTGAACGTCATCAGTTGCGCGGCGACGCTATGCGCGACGCACAAAAGGATAATAAACTGTGACAGACGACACTGTAAAAACGGTTAGAAAACGGTATGCGCCTGGTTGGTATACTGATTTGTCAAACGACGAATATCACAGTAGCGCGGGTTTTTCGTCCTCGCAAGTCAAATCGCTTTTGCAAAAAACGCCGGCGCACCTGTTGCATAGTTTCAGTGTAAAAAAAGAACCGTCTAGCGCGATGCTTCTTGGTACAGCCGTGCATACAGCCGTTTTAGAACCGGAAAAATTCGCGGACGAATACGCGATATCTGAAAAATTCGATATGCGAACAAAAGCCGGCAAACTGGCGGCGGAACTATTCGCGGTTGAGGCGGCCGGAAAAACTGTAATATCCGCAGAAACTGCGGAAGTCGCGCAAAAAATGGCCGAGTCGGTGCGAAATCATCCCATCGCGGGTTTGCTGGTTTCCGACATTATCTGCGAATCAAGCGTTTACTGGTTTTACAGATCAATGGACGCGGACGACACCGACCGCTATCAAATAATGGCAAAGGTTCGACCGGATGCGTTATGTCGTGCCTATCCTGTAATTGTCGATCTAAAAACGACCAACGACGGCAGTTATTCGGGGTTTATCAAATCCATTCAAAATTACGCTTACCATGTAAGCGCCGCAATGTATCTTGAAGGTGTGAACCAGTGTTCGCCGTTACTGGATCACTTCGGCCGAATGGCATTTAATAAATTCGTTTTTGTTTGCGTCGAAAATTACCCGCCATATTTGACCTCAGTATACGAATTATCGCCCGAATACCTTGACCTCGGAAAGGCCATTTACCGACGCGCTATGCGGACGTTGCAGCGCGCGTTATCCGACGGGTTTACCGGATACCCCGACGATATCCGAATTATTGAGCCGCCCGCCTGGGCAAATCGCGGTTTTATTGTTTAATTTTTTTAAAATTGGAGTAACACAACATGGCAACAACACTTACCCCTTTAGCGGCTATGGCCGCGCGACTGCAAATTAACGCGGCGGAATTGGAGCCTATAATAAAAGCAACGGTGATGCCGGCAAAAGATGCGAGCGGTAATAAATTGATTGTTTCAAACGAACAATTTATTTCGTTTTTGACGGTCGCTAACGCATATGGCCTCGACCCACTCAAAAAAGAAATATTTGCGTTTCCCGCGAAAGGCGGCGGTATTCAACCCGTAGTAAGCATTGACGGGTGGCTATCAATTATTAACGCGCATTCCCAATTCGATGGGATGGAATTAACCGAAAACTACAACGACGACGGCGCCTTTTTGTCGGTAACTTGCGCGATATATCGAAAGGATCGGTCGCGCCCGACTGTTGTAACCGAATGCCTTGACGAATGCGTGCGAAAAACGGAGGCGTGGAATAAACCAAAGCGCATGATGCGACATAAAGCGGCGATACAGTGCAGTCGGTACGCCTTTGGGTTATCCGGCATTGTTGAGCTAGATGAGGCGGAAGCGGCGTTAGATTCGCGAAATGAGCGCGAAATTGGCCCCGCGTCCAGCGCCCTTGTGTCGGATGTTGCGCGCGCGCGCCAGGATACCCAGCGCACCGCAATAGATTCGCCGGCCATTTCCGACGCGCACCCCGTCGCGGGCGTTGCTTATAAAGTATTTGACCCTTTCGCCGCGACAGAATCGCACGCAACCGCGCCGGTTTTATATGCTGATATTGCCGCACTGATTAATGCTGCCGACACCCCCGAAAGTTTAAGCACCGCTAAAACCGCCATGATGGATTTTTGTGCTGCCGACGAAAATACCCAATATCAAAAGGAACTAGGCGGCCTGTACCGCTTGAGACTACAAAATCTCAAAAAAGGCGAAAACAAAGATTACTAGGCGTTTTATGACCCCAACGACCGAGTACGTTACCAATTATTTGCGCTGCGGCGACCTGTCGCGCGCGAGTATGGCGCGCTGCGCCAAGTCCCTGCACGTCAGCGAAAATACGCTATTACGGCGACTGGCGGCGGAAAATGCGCGCTATAATCTTTTGCGAGTCGCGGAACAACGCCGGCGCGCGGTGGAAGCGGTTGCAAACGATCCGCGCATAACCGCCGGCGACCTGGCTGAAATACTCGGCTTTTCATGCGGGCAAAGCGTTGTCCGGTTTTTTCGCCGCGTATTCAATAAATCATTGACACAATATAAAACGGAAGCGAATCAATGACGTTTATCTTTTGTATGGCGGTTGCGGCGGCGGTGGTGGCGCTACTGGCGGCGCGCTGTTTTTATTGTGTTCACCGTGTTTCGGCGCATCGCGTAATCGGTGATCGTTATTTAATGCGCTGGCACATCATCCCGCGAAATAGATTATGCAACGTTTATTTACACCGCTACACCGGCAGCGATAAAAACCGCGACTTGCACGATCACCCCTGGGGCAGCGTTTCTTTTTTGCTCAGTGGCGAACTGGTGGAAGAATCGCCAATGCCACACGGGTTTTTGCTATGGCGGAAAATACGGCGATTTTTGCCGGTTTTCCGCCGCGCGAAACTGGCGCACCGAATCGTACTGTTACGCGGCCCCGCTTGGACGCTTTTTATAACCGGCCCTGCATGGCGGCGATGGGGATTTTTAACGCCAGATGGCTGGACGGATCACGCGACTTATAACAAAAACTGCAAGCAAGCGATAAAAAAAGAATTTTACGCGCAGTAATTCGCGCCGAATAGCGATTAATATTTATTTCAAGTAATTGCAATTAATGCTAAACAACGGAGTATGACAATGACAACTACCGCACCGCAAGCCCGCCGCTGGGTTACTGACAAGTACCTTGCCGAATACTTCCAAGTGTCCCGCATCACTATCTGGGCATGGGCCAAAAATGGCCGATTGCCTCGGCCTAAAAAACTTGGGCCGAATACTACACGTTGGGATTTTAACAAAATTGTCCAGGCCGAAAACGCACTTTAGCGGCGGTTAGCCGTCTACACCGTGCATTGCGCGGACAGTCCCGCGCAACCGCGACGAAATTAACCGGCAGTGCGTTAGTGTGGACGCTGGTAACTGATGCGGCGAATGTGTCGCGAAACTGCAATAAATTACCGCCCTCGATTCCGATCCTTCTAATTGAAAACTATGCAAATGCGACCAATAACTAGCGGTCACACCCTCCGCCATATATATGGATTTAATAACCGACTCTGGCATTTCCTCGACTATAAAAAGTGCGTCATTACGGCGCACTATTGCCCGCACGCGCTCTTGATAATCTTTGTCCAGGTCAACGTGTATATATTGAACAATGTCTTGCTCATTTCCGCGTTGCTGATATACCGCCGTCGTCCAGCGCGGCGAAAGGTAGCCGTTCCAGGCGCGAAAAATTATAAAACGGTCGATTTCTGTTGTCGCCATTAGGTGTTTTACGTCTGCGCTAATTGACCCCCATTCCGCGACAAATTCGGCGAATCCTAGCGATACTTGCTGAAAGTCTAACTCTTTTTCTGCTTGTAATAATCGCGCTTTTCCCTCGCGATATTTGTGGCTCGCGAGCGCGGTCAAGGCGACACCGGCGAATCCGATTAGCGCGATTACAATATCATCTGCCATGTTGCCGCCGTTTATTGCTGCGCGCGCAATCGTAGCGCGTAATGAACCGCTAGCATTCGTCGTTTTATTTGCTTTGGCGTTGCGGGGTTCCGGTACTCGGCGCTATTTAAAAACTCGTTTGCCGCCGCTTCCCATAAACCCGCGCGTATAAAACTAATAGCTTTCGGCGATTGCCCCAGGTCGCCACGGTATTCGGCTTGTATCAATTCCGTTTTTAAATACTCAGGATATGTGCGCCAATCGTTAAAACGCGCTTTCGCGCGCTCAACGTGATGCATAAAACTGTCCCGAAAAGGCCGCGCAATCCATTCGCCCGTTTGCCCGCAACCGTTCGTGAGAATGCCCGCAGTGCATCTATATTGCTCGGTCGCGTAACCTTCTAACATAACGATGCGCCGCTCGGCCGGCGTCAATTCGATTTTTTCGGCGGCCTCGAGGGCGTCGCACGCCGATTTCCCGTGATATATCACGGCGATTTTTTGTTTTTGGCGTTGAAAACATTAAACGCGAAAACGTCAATAATTTTACGCGCCATCAGTAAAGCCGGCCGCTTTTCACTAGGATACGGCAGCGCCGCCGCTAGTGCCGCCAGCGCGCCGACAACTTGCAATATACCCGCGATAATCGCGTTTATTTGTTCTACCGTTACGTTTTCCATTTGTAACCCCTTGCTTTTTACGCTGTCGTTAATGCTGTTGTTGGTATCGGTATTGCGCTGCCGGTGTGCAATGCAACGCCGCGTGTGTGTCTGATCTCGCCGTAATAACCGAGGAAAGCATTGTTGCCCGCAAAGTCGCCGCCGATAACCACCTGAACCGCCGGCATTGCGGCGATAACCTGGGCAACACTGCCGACCAGTGTCGCAACACCGGACGACTGCAAACCTAGATATAACCGCCACTGCGCGCCGTCGTAAACGACGCTGAAAAAATACCAAACGTTCAAACTGATCGCGCCGGACGTTGTGGAGCCTACCGCCGTCAATAATTGCAACGCACCCGCAGAGCCTAGCAAACGGAATCTATCAGTCGTTGTGCCGGATCGGTTTCCCATCAATACGTTAGACGTCAACGCTGTTGTGCGGAAAAACCCTTGTATTGTAAATTTCGGCCCGATTTGAAACGTAGTAGGCGTCCGAAAAAAATTAGATGTTCCGCCGGACGCCAGCGTATTAAGCCCGAATAGCGTTTGCGCCGCGCTCCACTTAATGCCTGGCGTACCGCTGTTGGTGATCGTGATTGCGTCCGGCCCCGTATCCGTCGGGTAATTGCCCGCCGTGCCGCCGCTGAACTGAAAACCCACGTCGCGCCAGGTTGGCACCGGATTCGGGTTATACATTATCGCCGATAACGCATACCAGGGCGGCGACCACGAAACCGGCCCGCCGATTATGTCGTGATAATGGCTTATCTCGTTTTCATGCGATAGCAATACGCGGTCGTAATAGTTGGCGTCGCTGGTGTCTTTGTGTTCGTGTTTCGCGGATAATTTGGTCGCGCCTAAAATGCCTATTGTGTTATCGCCTGTTGCGGTATCTTCCTCGCCGTCCGCCGCAATTTCTAAAAAATAATCTTCTAAATCAGGTGTGCCTAGCAGACCATCGCATAACGTATAGTTGGCGGGAATCGGCAAATTAGGCCATAAAAACATCATTCCAGGCCCGACCCCATAATCATCGGTGCCGGTGTATAGCGCCGTTTTATAGCGTTTTGGATTTTTCAGTAGTAACGCGGTCGCCTCATGCGTGTGTGCGCCACCGCCGTTTACTTCGTTGTATAACTTTTGTGCGACCCCATCGGTTTTTAGTACCGACGGCGACCCGACCGCCGTCGCTGATCGTGTATAGTGTTCGTGGTTATCGTCGGTGCTGCCCGTCGTCATCGTTATGTATTGATTTGTTACGCCTGTCGCCGCAGTAGCCGCCGCCGCTTTCAACAACGCCCCAGCGCCCCATAACCAACGCGACATATTTTTATAGTTAAGCCCGCCAACGCCGAACATATGAAGGTTGGCCGGCAAAACGGTTGCCGTGCTGGTTATTTTTTGCACTAGCGGCAGCTCGTCGGTTAACAGTTCCGGTGTTATTGTTCCGGTCGTGTATGTGTGCGTGTGCGCGCCCGCTATTGCGTCAGTATCGGTATACAGGTTGCCGGACGCGGTGCCGCCGGTTGCGGTGAACCCGTCAACATAAAACCCCGCTAACGATTCCCCATGTGCGCCCGCTGATGCGGTATTGCCGGCTATCGCGGCCGCCGTGGCCGCGCCGCCGGTTGTCTCAACAATGACACTGGAACCGGCGCATTTAATATATTTGCCGTTCGCCGCTGAATATGCCGCCCAGCCCGACGGTATCGCGCCCTCGCGCAAAATCGTGATAGCACCGACGGGTATAGTACCGCTTTGCGTTTCGGTTTCTGACGGGTAATGCGCGTCATCATATAAAACACCCGTGACGCGGTAACGCCCCGCGTCATTTGTCGCGGTAACGCTATGCACGACCATTTTAATGTTTATTGCTGTTTCGGGGTCGATGACGCTAACAACAAAACCGCGCTTTAATGCTATGCCGCTGTCCGTTGTTTGATATGATACCGTAACACTGTTTTGCATTTTCATTAAGCGCGTTAGCGCCTTGTTTTCGGCCTCCTCAATACTGATAACGCCGCGCATATCAATAGTGGTTTCGAGCAATGGTACGTCGCCGGTATCGACCGCCGGCAGTTGTGCAATAACGGGTTCTGCATCAATCCAGTTTGCCGAATAAATATTCGGTGTTGTGTATTGCACGGAAACACTTGTCGGCGAATCGGAATTGCGCGCCGGCGATACCGACAACGAACCGCGAACGATGCTATTTTCAGCCCAATATTTGCGCTTTATGCTAATTTCGCCGATCAAGCCGGCAAATGCCGAGTCGGCGTTGCATGACAATTCGCGGCCGGTTTCGCTGCCGGATGCAATAAACTCTACCGCGTGCCGCCCCGCCGCGCTGGTCGCCGGAATTAGCGTTACCCCGTTTAACGTCAACGACACCGTGCCTGCAAAATAGACACCGATATCCATAATCGCGCAATACGTGACGCCGGCCTCAAACGGTTTTGCCACGTTTTGACGTATTGCGCTGGCGGTTCCGGCGGTTTTTTGAACATAGTTCAGCGTCCCGCCGTAATACGTCCATCCAGTGCCTAGCGTCCAGTCGGTGCCATCGCTAACGAAATCGCCATCGGTTCCCATTTCCCAGCCGCTAGGGCGCTGCGTCGTTACGCGGCGGTCGGGCTTGATATAAATTCCGTCATCCAGGAAAAACCAAAAACATTCGGCATATACCGCGACATAATCCATCCATTCAACCGTCGAACGCACCGCAGTAATAGCTAAACTGATTTGCGCGCGTTCGACACCCGACGGCAACATTTCTTCGTTGAATGTATACGCCTCATATTCGTTATATACCTGTGCCGCGCCCAGGCCAAAAAACGGATTTCGCGCCAGTTCCGCCAAAACCATTGCGGCGGTATCGCTGAAAACATACCCTGGCCGCTCCCAAACTGAATCCATATAAGGTGCCGGCACCGGCGATACTATTGTGCCGTGTACCCCGCCGAACCGTAACGCGCCTTTTGTCAATCGGCAGCCGGATATTGTGCCGTTAAAACCATCGGTTGCGGTTCCCCCGTCTAACAAGCCAAGTCTAACGGGTCGCGTTGTTGCATATAGTGCGGAACTGCTTTGTATACGGTGCGTATGAAATCCGTTGATATAAAAATGGTATTCGCGGCCGGTAAATTCTGCGGTTATGCATAGCGGTTGCGTTGTTGGGGTTTTGTTTGATCCAATCAAAACAGCGTTGGCGATGCCCCAGGTCGTGCCGTTTGATGACAGCGAAATATAAATATCGTCGGTAATTTGCGATATCACTATAGCGCGGTCGCTCGCCGCATCCCCTTTGCTAAATATATAATGCGTTCCGGTTGTAACCGCTGTTTCAATAGATATTTCAAGCGTCCATGTTCCCGTGCCGAAATCGGCCGCCGTCGTATCCTGCAAAGTTACATAGTCGCCGTTACCATCGAATACTGCCTTGCCGCTTGTGACTTGTGCGTTACCCGACCAGGCGACCGTATGCGCGTTTGCCGACAAGTCGCGGCCTGTCGTGCCAGTGCCGTTAACCGCTTGCGTAAAATCCAGATTGTAGGAAACCGATTCATCGAAAACGTGATTTACTGTGGTGCTTTTGCGCGGATCGTAAACCAGCGTGCCGGCAATGCCCGCCTGGAATCGGGGCGCTCCACTTATCGCCCCCGCCGGAATTTTGATAACGGAATATGCAACGGCGGTCAGTCCGGCCGGTTGTGCGATTACCATCGCTTCCGCGTAACCTGATAACGTTGTAATTGACGCCACCAGATCGTCAACGCCCTGATGCGGCGCTCCGCGATAATGCCGGATTTCAACGCTCGCCGGCGGCGCCGCGTCATTAATAAATACCCCGCCGATTTGGTATACCTCGCCGTGACACCAGAAAACGCGGTATATCCCATTGCCGCCGGCGTCAACGCCTTGCGCGGAAATGAAACCAGGAACCGATTTGTAACCGAAAACGACGGGTATCGGCGCGCCGGACGCACTTAATTCTGAATCGGTTGCCGCCGCATTCGGCCGAAACCCGTTTATTTCACCAGCAGTTAACTCCCCGCGAATGCTGCCGGTTGCATTTGCGGCGGTCGTAATCGCGGCGGCTATTTTTAAATCGTTTATGCGTTTCTGTTCGTATGCGCGTTCAAAAGCCGCGTCGATACCGAAAAACGGTGTTATCGCCATTAGCGCCGCGACCCCAGCATAAATGTTTCGCCTTCCCAAATAACCAACGATCCGGCCGGCGGCAGTATCGCGGAAAATGCGTTAAATGTTTGTCGCGGCGTTTGTTTGCCGCTCACATATTTATGGATCACCCGCACCGACAATAAGCCGCCGCTGTATTCTGACCCGTCAATGATGCCGTCCAATACAACAATACCCTGCTCGGCGGTATAAATTAACTCGTCGTCAGGCATCCCAGGAATGGCAATAATTTTGCATATTTTCCCGCCGCGCCACCGGCCGCCAATCGTTTCGGCAATGCGCTCGTTTGTTGCCGGCAGTGTTATAACTGCGGATCGCCCGTCGTCAACAGTCACACTAAATATACCGCCGGCGGTATATAACGCGCCGTCATATTCGACGTTACCCGATTCGGATAACGTTTCTGTATAGCCGGCGTGCTGCCACTCAATCAACCGTATCGGCCGCGTGGATACCTCGCGCGTATTCGTCCACTGCTCGGCGGTTAGTTCGATACTCATACAATTTTCGCATAATAGTTGAACGACACCTGATATAACGGCCCATTCATTGTAATTTCATACCCGTCTAATATGACGCCGGAATAATTGTACCCGTCTATTGTCATTGTTATCGTGTTCGCCATGTTCGCCGCTAAAAACCATTCTAGCGTTATTTTTTCGATTACCGTCAAATATTCATAAACGCAATTTATAGTTGTGTAAAAATTCGCGGTTAATGTGCGCTGGCGCGGCGTGCCGTCCGTCATAATATCGACGGCGGTCGTCGATAACGTGCGAATAACCGCCGACCTCGCCAGGTTAAACCCCGCCGGAAATGCTGCCGTTGTCATACGGATACCTGCCCGCCGCGCGCGTTTGCCGCTTGCAGCATAATTGTTGCCGCCTGTAATTGTAAATTTGCCGCGCTTTGTTGTGTCGCCGCTGCGTTTGCCAGCATCGCCGCCACTTGCGTATTAATTGCCGTTTGCGTGTTTTGCAATCCCGTTAATGTGCGCTCTAGAATTTGCTGTGTTAAACCGTTCGTCCAGTCGGCGACCGTTGCGAACTGTTCCGCGAATTGCTTTTGCTGGTCGCTGCCCAGACTATCGTATATTTGCTGGTTTAGCGTTAACACGCGCGCGGCGGTTGCGGCGGCTTTTTGCGGGTCGGTTTCGGTAAACAGACTGCGGCCTAATGTTTCGCGTTCGTCATACCGCTGCAATAGCAATTCTTGTGGCGTTAGTACCGACTCGCGAATATTCCGCGCTTGCGTTGTCGCGCTATCGTCAATACTACGACCTATCGCCTGTATGGATAACGCAAATTCGTATGCGGCGGTTTTGTTTTCGTATAACACCGCGTTTAGTGATTCGGCAGCGGCTAGAGAACCATCGAACGCCAGTACCTGTTTAGATAATGCGTCGGTATGATCGCGGTATGCCTCGGCCGCCGTTTTCTGTTCTTTGCTAAATTCTTTTATTGCATTTGTAACGGTATTTATTTTCGATTGCTCGCTAATCGACTTTATCGCGGCGGTAAACCTTAGTATTTCGTCGGCGGTGCCGTCTAGCTGCAATATTAATGGTTTTAAATTTTCGTCCAAGTTTGTTGCGGATTTTATAACCTCTTTGAATGCATCCTTTAAAAACGCCTCGGCGGAGTTATACGTTTTACCGTATTGTATTTTGCCGCCGCCTACAGTGATATTACCCGTCAACGATGAACCACCAACGGCATCGGCGAAATTTTGCAGCGCCGCCGCTAAACCGCTTGCGCTGTCAACGTTTGCCTGGTCAAACGTTTTACCAATTCCCCCCGCCGCGTTTGCGCGCGTAGCTAAATTGAAATTTGTATAACCTCGGTTGTTGCCGTTGTTGTCGCCGCTGAATAGCGATTCTAAACCGCTTCCGAGAAATGAACCGACAGCGGCCCCGACGCCTGGAATTGGAATCAATATGCTGCCAGCGATTCCGCCCGCCATCGCGCCTAATCCCGACGTTTCGCCAAACGCTTTAGTGCCTAGATATCCGCCGACAATCCCGCCGCCGATATCTAGCCCAATGCTGCCCAGGGTAGTATTTAACCCCTTTGTATATGCGGCATCGCCTATGCCGGTAAACCCGTTATTGCTCGCGAATGTCCCGATTGATTCATATAACGCCTGGCCTCCAGCGGTTATGCTGCCACCGGCCGCGCTTAACCCCGAAAATACCGACCCGCCAAAACCGCCGCCCGCCGCTGTTGTGCTGGCACCGCCGGCCGACGCTGTACCGGACGCGCCAACGCCAACCGCTAGTAAAATAGTATTTGCGGCCGCCTCGGCTAGCATTTTTTGTATCATCGCTTTAAAGCCGTTAACTAATACGTTAAATGCGTTTTGGCCGTCCGCCGCCATTTCAAAAAACAAGCCGGATAATGTATCGCGGGTTTGCTGCCACTGCTGCGCCGATTCTTCTGCCGCCTTTTTTTCGGCCTCCGCCGCTTCCTCGGCGGTTTTCGCTAGCGCGTCCAGTTCCGCGTTATAGTTTTTTGTGATTTGTTGGACGTGGTTTAGTCGCGCCTCGCTGATTTTGTGCGCGGCGTTAATTTCGTCAACCGCTTTTTTTGCCGCCTTTGTTGTATCGACATAAACCGCCGTTCGTTTTTGCGCGGTGACAATAATAGGCGATAGTTTTTCCGTGCCGCTTGCGGTTTTATTAATCGACGCCACTAGCGCGTCATATTCTTTTTTCAGCGTGTTTAGCTCGCGCGTTTTTGCAACCCATAGCGCCGAGTTTTCGCGGCCGGCCTTTTCAAGCCCCTTTAATGACGTTTCGACCGCGTATATATCGTCGGCCAAATCCACAAGATTTTTGGTTTCGGTGCCGCTCGCAACTTTAAACATATGCACAAGCGCGGCGGCACCTTTTGCCGACCAGTTGACTATATCAATCAACCCCTGAATAACCGTATCGAATGCGCCCTTAAACGCGGGGTCGGAAATCGTTTCGTTTAAATTGTTTATGCTGTTTTTTATTGCTTCCGACGCGGTTTTTTCCGCTTCAAACAGGTCGCCCCATGAATTAGAAAGCGCCGCCAGTGCGCCGCCCATCGTATCGCGCGCGGCCGCCGCCGATCCTATAAAGCGTTGCTCTAGTTCGCCGAGTATTATCCGCTGCGCCTCGGCCTTTTGTCCTGTTTCTACCAAATGTTTTATTACTTCTTTTTGCGAATCAGTAAACGTCACACCTGAACGCGCTAGCGCGTTCATTCCTTTTTCCGGTGTTTCAAGCGCCTTTCCGATTTTGAGCGCGGCGGCATTAAGATCGACGCCCAATGCGGTTGACATATCCAGGACGGCGCGCGTTGTCCGGTCGAATGTGTCGCCCTTAATAGATTGGAATTTTAACAATAGCGATTGCGCGGATATTACAGCTTCGTCGCTGTACGTTGTTATTTTTTGCAATGCGGTAGCGGTTGCCGCTAATTCCGTCGCGGTTTTTCCCGCAGCGCCGCCGGTTGACTTTAATGTGGCGCTTAATTGCGCCATTACTTTGTCGCTTTCTATTGTTTCCTGTAGCATTTTGCGAAACGCTAGCGCACCAGCAGCGGCAACCGCCGCAACCGCCGCGCCCGCAGCGGTTGCCGCCTTGCCCCACTTTTCGGATGACGCTTCCGCTTCTTTTTGCGACTTGTCTAACTGCTTTACGGATCGCTCGGCCTTTTGAACTTCCGACGTAAAGCCGGACGCATTCGCCTTTAATTCGTAGTCAAATCGCCCTGTTGCCATGTTCGCGCTCGGTGTTAATTAGTGTGATTTCCAGCAGTTGCACGTCGTTAAACAAATCCGGTGTTAATTTAACGCCCCGCAAACCGGCAACAATCCGCACGCTTGTATAATTTAAGCCGGCGCGGCTGCCGCTTGGTGTAAACGTCCACTGCGTTTGCAGCGCCAAAAACAAGCATACCGCTTGCCAATTTTCCGGCATAACACCGTAAGTTGTCGGCGCGGTCGCCGGCCGCGATTCGTCGGGTATTCCCCAAAAATCGTAATCGGCGGCGGCCTCCTGGTCGGCGCGTTTGTCGCGGCTACCGCTTACCAGAAAAGCGGCCGCGCCGATTAGTTTTTTACTTTTCGCCCCGATATACCGCTAGCCCACGCCTCGGATAGCGCGTTTACAAAATACGGTTTACTTAACAACATTTCATTTCGTTCGTCGTCATCTTCTACCGCGTCGCCGTCGGCGTCCACAACGGATATGCCCTTAAACGACACCAGCGCCTCGCGCAACACCCGCAATGATCCGCCGTCGGCGTCGTCGCCGATTAGCGCGGCGATTTCCGGCTGCGACAAAACTTTAAAAGTCGCCTCAAATTCTACTTTGATGTATTTTCCGGCTTGCGGCACTTTAGCAACCGCCGGCCATACAAATGTAGATACCTCGCGCAATTCAAACATACAAACCCCTTGACCGTTAATTGACCGTTAGTTGACCGTTGAAAAACGACCGTAGCACGCGCGGCCCACGGTCAACGGGCTTTTACAGCGTCGACGCTGTGCGCGTTTTGTCACAATCGTTACGTTGTAACGATTGTAATTTCGTCGTTGCCCGCAGCGGATACAGCAAACAGCATTTGCGCTGTAATCATTGAAACACCGTTCAGCTCCGAGTATGTCGGCGCGATAATCTGAACTGTCGGCCCCGATATTGTTACGCGGTTGCCGACCGCAGTACCGTGTATGATTGATAACGCGCCCGACGTGCCGAGTCGCGCGATTTCAAACCAGTTTTTTGTCGTAATCGTCGGTGCCTCGAACGTAACGCTACCCGCGACCGCTCTATCGACGATATCGACCCGCTCGGAATTTACCAGGTTGCGATATACAACATTATTTCCGATATCAATCGACGACGCCGACATAACAACGTCCGTGCCGTGCAGCGAATATGTCGGCATATTGTCATTATTAACCGGCAGCGGTATTTGAAACCCCGTAAGCGTCGGCACCGCGTCGGCGGTGCTTGACGGTGCGTTGTAAATGCCGGTGAATTTAAACGCATATTTGGGAATCGTTCCCGCGTCCATCGCAAGCGCAACCGTCCCGCGCGCGCCGGTTAGCTTGTGTAGCTGTCCGTCGTGGTGGAAATACAATGTAACGCTACCGATTGCCGAACTGATCGGCGTATAGGTGACGCTGGTGGATGCCGCGACGGTTTGCGAAAAACCGCACGCCAATAATAGCGGCCCATATTTCGGAGCCGTATCGACCCCGCCGCCGCCGGCAATTTCGACCATAAACGACAATTCGACAAAGGAATTAACCATAATACTTAGCGAACTTCCAAACGCCGGCCGGTCGTTGTTCCGCGATACCGACCCGCCCGCTAGCGCCGTTATTGAAACGTCACTCGTTTGTATTGCGTTCGCTGCCCCTGTCGGAACCGGATCGACGTTGTACGTCGATTCGGCTTTAGCAAGAATGATTTTTTTACGCGCTAATAATGGCATGGCTTTAACCCTCGTCGTCTGTTTTTACGGTAACAGGGTCGGCGTTTGCTGTTGCCTGTTCGTCGTCTGTCGCGGTTGTTTCAAGCCGCGTTTTTTTTCCGGTTGCCAAATCGACGCCAAACCGCACGCCGCTTTTATCAACATAGAAACTGATATATTCCATAATCGCCCCCTGGATTCAGGCATAAAAAAACCGCCGCAGCGGTTGTGTGTTTTTCCTGTTTAAATCGTTGTTCCTGGGTCGCTCGCAAGCGTGCGATACCATATTTCGTACAAAAGCCGAGTAATAAAAAGCGGTTTTTCACCGCTGCCCTCGATATCTGTTTCGGTTTGTGCCAGTTTTGAATCTTGCACAAGCCCGCCGAGAGTCACATCCTCGCCAAGTAACTGCTCTATCTGTCCGGCGTAAACGTCCGCCATTTGGTCGCCCTGAGCGACCTCGGACACCGCTATAGTTACCGACACAAACAGCGTTCGCGTATACCGGCGCGGCGCGTGTATGCTCTCGTTTTCCGTTTCGGATGTTTCGTTTTGTGTCGCTACGGATAT